ATGTTCCAAACATTAAAATTCTCCTTGGTCTACTTCACCAAAAGGATTTCTTTCAGTAAAGTCTAATATGTCATCAGCTGTAGAAGCTGTATCAAATCCTGCCTCACTATCTAAATCTAAATTATCAGCATAAGTGTTTGATTGTGTTTGAACACTAAAAGTATGATCTTCATTTATTAAGTAGAATCTATCTCCATTTACACTTTCAGTTTCTAATTGTAAAGAACCTGTACCATCTTCTAATGTAAATTGATTTCTTAATGTATCTGTTGAATATTGATCTTCAGCACTATCAATTTCTGTAATGCCTGTATCAAGTTGTTCACCAGAATATTCCCAACGTGTTGCTCTTAATTTGTAAACTGGTAAATTGCCGAGTTGAAAGAAAGGCTCCTGATCTTCAACGAATTGTATTTCAAAAAAACTATTCATTAAAGGCATATAAATTATATCGCCTTCATTTGGACGGCCATCAGCTATTAATGTGTGTTGACTATCAACGGCGTCTTGCCATCTTCTCTTAGCCAACATAAATGTTGTATCTTCTCTTATTTCTAAACCAAATTTATTAATGATTTCTTGTTGACCAGCAAATCCTTCGGTGGTCTCCATATACATTTCTATTAAATATGAATCATCAAATTTACTTAACGAGTCTTCGCCAAGTATTAAATCTCTATTGACTAATGTTCGTGGTAAATAGTAACAATCAAATCCGTAGATTTTTAATCCTTCAATGATTAAATCTTCGTGTAATCTTTTTTCGCTATCATTTCCGATACCGTTGCCACCTTGGAAGTAATGATTAACTGCCATATCATTATCCTATCATCATTGCAGGGTTTAATTCATATGAACTTCTTATTTCTTGTTCTAGTTTTTCAATCTCTTGTAAAGCTTCTGAAAATATCTGAGCACCATTTAAAGAAACACCACCAATCATAGTTACACCATTAAATTTGCTAAGATTTGCTCCCCATTGTTTTTTGAATAACGCTGTAACATATCTTTTTAAGTAAATGTCATTGTAAACATCTGTATATACTGTAGGGTCTAATTTACGATAAGCCTCTATAACTAGATATTCACCAACTTGTAAATCATTTGACCAATCCATATCAATATATAATCTATTATCGTGTTGATTAAATTTTAAAGGTTTTTCACCAACCAATACGTGATCTAAAAAGTCTAAATGTCTTAATACAACATCATAGTTAATAATTGATGTTGAAGAAAAATCATAAAGGTCATTTAATCTTAATTGGTATCTTACATCAAATAAGTTTAAATTACCTTTATCTGAAAATGGAAATATATTAATTACTGAAATAACTGATTCTGGAACAACTAGATAGTTTTTATCTTCAACCCAACTTGTAGAAACAGAATTTTTAGTGGCCGTTTCTGAAGTTGTACCTAAAATTCTATCTTTGTCTGCTTGAGTATATTGATATTTTAAATATGTTCTACGAATAGCATCATAGTGATACTGAGCGAAATACTGTAACGCTTCATCTATTCTATCTTCTAATTGGTCGTCATCCACGTTAATTTCAATAACGGGCTTACCCAATGTTCTTAAAGCGTATTGTTTTAATTGTTCTCTTGTAGATGGTGTTGCCATTTTAAACCCTAGTTTCTAGTAATTAGATTACTACAATATTTATAAGAGTTTAATTATGCTATTATCCAAAGACTAAAGACATGGCAATAGCTTTACCTGTGCCTGCCTTAGCGTCTATCTGTGTCTGAATGGAACTAGTAACACCGTTTAGATAACTTAATTCAGTATTATCAACATCACCATTACCAATTTTAGTAGCACTAATACCACTTGATAATTCGCTATCTCCAATATTTGAAATCGTATTATTATCAGCGTCTATAGTTTTATTTGTTAACGTATCCGTTGATGAAGCGGTGATATATGAACCCAAATCTGATATATTTGATTCAGTAATAGTAATTGTGTTTGAAGCACTATTGATTGTTTTATTTGTAAGTGTTTGAGTAGCAGCGTTTGTAGTTAATTCAAAACCACCTGCTGTTGATCCGTCGTGTAAACGAAGTGTATCTACTGTAGTATCAACAGACAACTCACCTACTGTACCAGTAAAGGCATTATTCTGTGCTGTAGTACCTCTTCTAAATTGTAATACTGTTGGCATTAATTTCTCCTATTTCTATTTATAATACTTTTTTACTAAGCAAACGCTCCTAAATCAACTGTATTTGTTGATCCTACAGGATCATTTAAACTAAATTTTGTAGATGTTAAAGGCACTCCAAAAGCGTCATTTCCTGTAGCTTCAAAAGGTGTTTCAACACTACCAGTTTGATCTGGTGCCTTAGCTAAATCAAAATTTCCTTCCGAAGCAGGCGCCGGCGAGAATGTTGATTCGGCTAAATCAGTTGAAACTGAACCAAATGATAAATTACCACTTCCGTCTGTTTTTAAGACTTGGTTAGCCGTTCCGTCTGTGACAGCTGAAGTAGGTGCTGTAGCGAACACAGGTATACCACCAGAAGCGTCTGGAAGTGTAATTGTTCTGTCAGCAGTAGGATCTGTAACTGTTAGTGTAGTTTCAAACTCGTCAGCAGTTGATCCTTCAAATACAAAAGCATTTTGTATATTAACCGTAGTTGAATCTACAGTTGTTGTAGTACCAGATACAGTTAAATTACCAACAACTGTTACGTTGGCACCTGACATTGTGATAGCCGCTGTATCACCTGAACCTGAAGTAATTTGTAACTCTCCAGAGTTATTTTTTAAATTACCATATTGAGTACCACCGTCTTTTAAATAAACATTACCACCATCAGCGTCTAAATTAATATTTGTACCAGCGTCTAATGTGATTGTTGTTGCGTTATCTATTTCAGCAATAACTGGAGTAGTTAAAGTTTTGTTTGTTAAAGTATCGCTTGTACTTGCTGTAATATAAGAACCTAAATCAGAAATATCTGATTCTGTAATCGTAATTGTGTTTGAAGCACTATTAATAGTTTTATTTGTTAGTGTTTGAGTATCTGTAGTACCAACAATTGTTCCTGAAGGAGCAGTTACAGTTGAAAATGCGTTTGTACCATCTGCTGTTAAAATACCAGCAGAAAATGTATTTGCTCCTGTACCACCATAAGCAACACCTATAAATTCACCTGATTGAAATTCTGCTAAACCTGTAGCGTTGCCATCTCCGTCAAAAACTGTTCGTATAGGTAATTTTTCTGCCATTCTTTATCTCCTAAAATAAAAATAATTCATCTGCTGTTGCACTTATAGAGGTGCCATTTCCTAAAGTAAAGTTAGCAACATAATATCCTGATGTCCTTGCTTTAAAGTTTAAATAAGCATTGGCTGCACTTAAACCACTAGCATTTGTATATAGCGGTACAGAACGAATTGCCGTTCCTTGTTCTGCATCTGCCAATGCTATATTTTTAGTAACACTACTAGCAACTTCAATTTTTGAGTTGACGGGTAGAGTAGCACCAGCAGCAGAAATATTAATTGTTCCTGTTCCGTCAGATGATATTGTTGCACCACCTAAATTAATTGTACTACCTGCTAAATATAATTCTGCCCAACGTTTATCAGCTGATCCTAAATTTCTTGTATTAGTAGCGTCAGGTAATATATCTTCACTAACTGATGATAAATCAACACTATTATCATTAAAATTCGCAACAGTAACTATATCGCTACCGCTTCTCATAAAGACTTTTTTATCAGTTATGTTAACTGCTATTTCACCGTCTTGTAAGTCACTTGTAGTCGGTACAGCTGACGCTGTAGTAGACCTTTTAAGTTTTATAACAGTTGCCACTATTAATCTCCTAAATTAATATTATGAATAAGTTCCACCGTCAATTGTAGTGACCGTAACAACACCTGTATTAACTGTAAAGTTATCTGAACTAAATGAAGCAACACCTTTGTTTGATGTTGTTGCTAATTCAGCAGCAATTGTTAACGTATCTCCTGATTGTGAAGTATCT